CTATGAGTATTAAACAAGAATATTAATCTTTATTATCAGGTGGTATATCAGTTATATCACCTGATACATCAATCATATCAGGTTCACTTTCCCATTTAATATTGAGTGTTGTATCTTGTTTAACATCAATCTTTTGCTTTTCGGTAAACAAAGAAGATACTCTTGGAGCTAACCATTTTAAATAGTTTGCTCTCTCTCTAATAAAGACAAGCATATTAGGATCAACGTCAGGGTTATCATTATTAAATAATACTAACATCTTCTCAACTAAAGTCTTGATCCCTCGTTCCTGAGCTAGTTCAAATCGTTCCTTTGTCTTTGGGTTTTGATCCAAGTATTTGTATAGCGTTCTCAATTTGATCTGTAAATCTTTTGCCAATTCGTACAGAGTTTCGCCATCTACTATACGATCTATTATAGTATTTAGTTCTGTATCGGATAGTGTTAGCTCTTTGCTCTTGGTCTTGGATATATCTTTTGATTTCATCTTCTGATTTGGACTTAAAATTTTTTAAGTTTTTTAACATATTAATCTTGGATTGTATATCTATTCTATTGTTTCTGTATAAACCCATATACTTTCTAGTCTTGTGATTCCAACTTTTTGATGCCTTATGGTAGGTACAGAGCATACGTCTTGACGTTGGAGTGAAGTACCCCTTACATCTACATCTTTTACCAGAATGACGAGCTATAGCCTCACATTGTATCTTTATCTTTGCCAATAGGATTACCTTTATAATCTAAATTGTTTCTGATATTATATTCTTTCTTTCTTTTATAAGCGAAGTTCTTTTCCTTTGTTATCTTCTTCAGTTCCCTTTGTATTATTCTAGGATCTACTAATTTTTCCTGACGAGCTAATTCCCTTTTTCTCTCAATAGCTAGTTTACAATAATAGACATTTTTAGTATCTGATTTAAGGTCAGGCAGGGGTAGAGTGGCTAATTCATTTATAGTATTTTCTTTATCACCTTTATTATTACCAATTATTCTATCTATATTATTATTGTATATTGTTTCTTCTAATATAGGCGTAAAACGACTATCTTGTGTAGGTTTAACGTCTATCTTAAATAACTTTTCAGCTTTCAAGAATACCTCATTAACAATATAAGTTTTACCACTCTTACCTCTAAAAGACTTAACAACATTTAATTTATTTAAGGTGGATAAACAGCTCTTGATCGTAGTTCTACATAGACCAGTATCTTTGTGGATTGTTTCGTGCCTTAATCTTGCCTCATATCCATTCTTTTTCCAAGCATATTTCATAACAGATAAGAAAACATTAAGACAATGGGATTTATGTTCGCCATCTAATTTAGATAGGTGGTGGTACAATTTATAAGTTATAAATAAAAATCCTCTACTTGTGTCCATGTTTACATACCTTTTTGTGATTTGCTTGTAGGTCTAGCAAGATTGACACCCATTGTTGCTCGTTCATTACCTCAAATTCTGTCTGAGAGCTTGTTATACGCTTGATCCTAAAGGTTAGGGTAGTTGGGGTCAAATTTTTATAGAACACTAAAAAGCAGGGTATATTTAAGCGTTTAGCGACTATGTTTGCAAGGGTTGTAGCTTTATATTTCTGTCCTTTGTCATAACAAGTTTCAAGGATAGCAAGTGGTTCGTAGCAATCAGGACAACACTCAATACTATCAATATCAATCATGGCAATATCGTCATATTTCCTATGGAAATCGTTATAGCTGCCATTACTAAATGCGTAAGTCCAACGTGCCATTTAATAGTTTATTTTTTGTTTTACAACTTGATTAAAAACTGTTGTCCAAGGATTAAGATCGTAGTCCAATTTACTACAACCTGTAAAAATTATAAGTATAAATATTAAACAAAGTATTTTCATTTATTTTTTAATACTAAAATTATATTATCTTTTAGTTCTATATCTTTTTCCAAAGCAAGTATTATATCAGATTGTTTTTGTATAAATTTTTTTTGTCTTTTTAATTCAGCTTGACATTTCTTGAGTTGTTTCGGACAACCTATCTCTTCAAACATTTTTGAATGGGTCATTTTAATCTTTCAATTTTTTTTACAACTGATCGTGGGTATGTAGTGGTATTACCAACAGTTAGTTCGCCATCATCATCAAAACTATGCGAAGCAAATATAATTAGTTTCTTTTGATCCTTGTATAATAAATATCCTGTGTCCTCACACCAGGAATATACTTGATCCTTTGCTTTTTTTACAGTCATCCACTCAGGGTTGGATGTTGGGTCTTGCCAATATATTCTTACTCGTTTGTATTTAAACTTATTTAGTTTTTTCATATTCCCACCAACTTTCATATAAATCTTGAAGAGATACTTTACCTTTAGTCACTTCTAATATCTTCTTAACCATTCTTGGTTTAGGAAATCTTTTTTCTTTAGACTCCAAACAATATCTCTGCGAGTTAGTCGCTGGATTAATTGATTTGATACCTAACATAGTACCAAAAGTATAATGTGATATACCTTGTTTCTTACGCCACTCTTTTAGTGTCATTTTCCTCCTATTTGTTATACAATAAAGAGATATATATTACATATAATAATGATTGACAACAATTATTATTGCCTATAAAACAAGGAAAAACAAATGATTACAAAAACAGATTATTATACTGGAGAAGTATTAAAATATTTTAAAAATTTCAATGGTGGTCAAGGACTAGATCATTGGAGTCCATCTTCAAGCCAAAACTTTACTAGGTTTGTGCTTAACTATTCATTACCTCAAGAATTAAGACGACTATTCTTGATCAGATACAAAGCTCCTTTCGGTAATTTAGTTAATAACACAACACAAAGATTAACTTGTGAGGTTTTGTTTGAGGGGGATAAAAAGATTACCCTCAAGAACAAAAATTATGACGATATATTTCAGCAAGAGTTAGATGAAATAGATAAGAACACACCACCAGTAGATGCTAAAGATAAACTAGCAAGAGAGATGATGATTAGCTTTGCACATCCAACGATTGAGAATATGAAGAAGTGTGTCAAAGAAATATTTGGTAATGATAAGTTAGTCGCTGAAAGATATGTGTCTGCCAAACATAACGACATGGTTATAGATATTATTGGTCGTATAGATTATGAAAGCAATAATTCAATAGGCGAAGCAAAAACTAAACCACCTACAATAAAAAAGAAGAGAGGCAAAGATGAATACTACATGGCATCAACGCAGCTCCCAACAGATCCTGACCCAATGCACATAAGCCAACTTGCTTTCTATTATCATTGCACAAAAAGAAAACCTTTTTTGTTTTATGTAAATGAAAACGAATACATAATCTTTGATGATACAAACGATATGTTGCGACCTGATTATTTAGAAGAACAATATAATTTATTAACACAAAGACTAAAGTCTTGGGAACAACTAATTATATTTTGTAAAGGGGATATTCAAAAGCTATCATCCTTTGCAGAACCACCAGAATTAAATCATCCTTTTTATTATAGGGATTTAATAGACGACCAAAAAAAACAAATCAAACAACTATGGGGGTTAAACACATGAAAACAAATATATATCAAAAACTACACAAGGCAGCTTGTGAAGCAAGAGGAGTAGTTAAAGGCAAGAAAGTACCTGGTATGCAATTCAATCCTTTGCTACATGACGAAGTACAAAAGGTGGCAATGGAAGCATTACTGAACAATGGATTATATCCTATTTGTACTTACAACAACTATGTCAAAGAAACTTTTATTATGGTCACTTGTTCAATGAGAATACATGACATTGAAAATCCAGAAAGCTATGTTGATATAGAAGGATGTAGTGCAATGGGAAACTTAGATAAGTTTGGTACTGGTAATGGTATGAGTTATGCTAAAAAGTATGCTTACTTAAATGCTTTACATTTAAAGACAGGTTTAGATAATGAAGATGGCTACAAGGCAAAACCTTTTAATAAAATTCCACAATCAAGTGGCACAGAACATGATAACAATCATGTCATGGCAATAGATAATATTGAAAAAGATATTAAAAATGCAAAGACTATTTATGAGCTAAGAAAACTTAGAAATTATAAATACAAAGACGCATTTAATATTGCTATGAAAAACCACCTTAGAGTTTATAGACAATTAGATGATCTATATGGCACTAAGGAAACACAACTAAACACACAAGGAGTAATATAATATGAGTGATAAGATATATATAAAACTTACACACAACCAAGACAAGCAACAAGGAGATAATAGACCTATATTTGTTGCACCAGTTAATCCAAAAAGTCCAGAAGGTAAAACCTGGAGACTTAATGTAAAAATTGGAGAAACATGGTACAACCAAGCAGGATTTGAGGATCTTGATGAACAAGGTAATCCCACAGGAATTATCAATGTTGTCTTGACACCTTCAAATACTGGTTCAGCACCTGCCAAGCCGAGAGGACAGCAGTCGTCTTTTGCACCAAACAAGTTTGCAAAAGGTCAAGGATCAGGATATAACAAACCTAACTACAAATACTAATTTAGATTTTGTAGTTGATTGGTGTGGCGGAAGTTTTTTTCAGAGCAGCGAATCATGTTGCCTTCCCTTTCTATGGCAATGCTCCCTCTTTATTTGTTTTCTTCTGCCATGCCTTTAAAACAATATGAAAATTACAGACATAGACAAAGAGATTAAGAAGAAAATTGTAGCGGATCGTGAAAAAGAATATGGCGATTACCAATACAATTTTACTATACTTGCAGAGCTATTTACCTTAATATTAGCACCCAATTTAAAAAAAAAATTAAAGCCATACCAAGTAGGTCAATTAATGATGACACTTAAATTATTCAGGAGTACCAAGGGTTATAAGGCAGATAACTACCACGACCTATCTATCTATAATGATATGACCTTTGACCTACACAAAAAAGATATAGACAAAAGAGATAAAAATGGTTAAGTATTTCTCC